GAGCAGTAGAGCAAAGCACCACGCCGTCGCCGTATGTTGGGCCACCTGTGAAGGCGTTGTTCAACACATAAGCGGCTTTAACTTGCTTGGTGTAAGCCATACCACGGGCCAAAGCCTTGGTGTAGCGTGAAGACAGGCTGTCATACAAGTTATCTTCCACAGCTTCCTCTGTGATGGAGAAGCCCATCGCAATGGTTTCGTGGGTGTAACGAGCAGTCCAAGCTTCCTGTGCATTGTCATAAGCGATGGCGGAGCCCTCGTTCTTAACAGGTGCAGCAGAGAAACCAGACAGTTTTGTCTCTTCTTCGAAGCTACGCTCTGATGTCTCAGTTTCGTAGATTTCTTTGTGCTCTTCGCCGTATTTGGCGTACTCAAGACCGAACAATGCGTTCAGACCGGGGAGCAACTCTTTAAGTAGTTGTGCGCGTGAAATAGCCATGGTGAGTTACTCCTTAGATACCAGTGGTGTTGTTGTACTGGCTCGTGTTGAACTTAACGAGAAACTCGTAATAAGTCGTAGCAGCCACGGATGGGCTACCAGTCGCTGTGTCAGCCACAACGTCAATCACACGAACGGGAAGAGTATTAGTAGTGTTGGCGGAAGAACCGTCAATACCGTAATACGAGTCACCAGTGGTAGTAGAACCAACGTTAGCAACCAAAGCCACGTTAGAACCAACAATACTACGAGCGTAAGCTGTAGGAGTTGTGGAACCGGCGACAGTAGCGCAAACCTTGAAGGCTGCCATAGGATCATCTACAACGAAGGCAAAAGCCATTGCTGTAGAAGTAGATACACCAGCGGGATAAGCCTGACTAAAAGTAGGTTGGCTCAAAGAGTTGATGTAAGAACAACCAACTAAAACACCAACAACTGCGCCTGAGTCAGTCGTACTGGCAGCCACGATGTAGCCGTTTGTATCAACTTTAACGGTATCACCGTTCAGGATTGCTGTAGCGTAAGAAGGCGCGATTGGGATTTGACGGATCGCTCCGGCGTAAGGTAGGCCGTCAATGCGATTGACAGGCTTGAAACCATACGTCTTATCAATGGTAGGGTATGCCATCTATAGACTCCAAAAAATTAAATGCCTTTACCGAAAGTGACCGTGGACTTACGTTCTTTGAACATAGGCATCCTCGGATCGTTCTCTCGCATGTAAGTATTGTCCACCGACTGCATCTGCGCTTCCGCTTGTTGGCGGTAGTACGCGTCACGCTGAACAGTAAACTCTACTGGGGTTTTGCAAAGCAACAAACCTCCCACCTCAACGCTGTCAGGGAATTTGGTTCCCGCAGAGTTAAAGAGACGAATCTCAGGGTGGTCAGAAGCCTTAACAGGTTCCCAGCCTTCAGCAAGCTTCGAGGAATAGTTGGTGGGGTCATCTTTACCAAGTGATGCAATACGAATCCAACGAAACGCATAACCCTCTTCCGGATTCGGATCGGGTAGAAGTTTGGGGGGCATCCATTGTTTTGGACGTTCCGCCACTTCGCGGGTTGTAAGATCACGGCTTGGTCGTGTAGATTTATCCATTATATTTTCCTCATTTCTTCAGCAACCTTACGGGCATACAGTTCCAAAGGAACTCCCAACCGTTTGGCGAGATTCACCTGTGTCTGCGTAAGCACGATTTTGCGCGGTGCTGTACTACGCGTTGCAGGTGCAACATTGTTGGATTTGGTGCGCTGAGGTTTCGCATCAGCGGGTTCGTCGGCTCCAAACTGGTCGGCGAACCTTTCACGCATGTCAGTGTTGATACGTTTGTAGTATTCCTCACTGCCTGCTGGAATCCCTTCCCCGACCAAGTCCTCATGCAATCCGAGGGCATAAGCTGTCATCCGTTTATTAGAGCCAAACCACTGATTTTGGTCTTGCCATGCAAGCAGTTTGTCGTCTACGGGTGCAGCCGGTTGGGGCCGTTGTGTGATTTGTACAGGAGTTTCTGTATCCTGTAAAGGGGTTGGGCGAAAATTATTTACTTTTTCCGCTTTCATCTTGGCTGAGGTAAGCGCTTCTTGGGCATTTACCAGAGCGTCAGAGTCACCCGCTTCATACGCTTCTTTGTACTGGCGTTTTGCGGTTTCAAGCTCGTTGGCCACCACTTTTTTGGCCTGTTCCAACAAAGCTGTCTGATTCTGATTGACAGAACCCTTGAGTTTTTTGTTTTCTTCAGCCAACGACTGGGCAAATCGCAGGGCTTCTTCCCGCTCACGTTCTGCCGATTCTTTAGCTCGGCGCTCGTCGTGATAGCCTTTTGTAAAGTGTTTTATGCGTTTTTGAACACTTTCGTCGTACTTTGATAACTCGTCGTCCGTCACCTCTTTGGGGGGCTCGGTCATGGGCTTGCGGCCACGATCCTCTGGAGGCGTGTCATCTACGACTTCAATTTCCGGTGCGTCGGACTCGGGTTCTACAACCCTGCCACCCTTACGGGCGCTGACTTCGACTTCATCAGGAAACTCAAATTCTGTTTTTTCAACTTCTGCCATGATTACTCCTTATGTTGGGCGTTGGATACCACGGGGGTCTTGCACAACGGCTTGTACGGAATCATCGTTAATCAGACGCCATTCGGTGCCATGAATTTTCATGCGGGTGCCGGTATTTGGACGAACCAAAATAAAGTCACCGACTTTGCATGATGGACCAGACGGGAATCTGGCGGGGTCTCTGAACGCATCGGGGCCAATCTTTGCGACAAATAGCACGGGGGATAGAAGCTCCTCGTGGTACATAGCTGTGGCGGACTTCAAAATCCCAGTCTCGCTAAATTCTTCTTCAGCTTTCGGCAACATACACAGCAAGTGATACGTTGCGGGGTCCGGCACTTGTTTGGCTTTTTCTTCCGTGGATGTATTTAGCAATCCCGTCAGATCAACCGCACTAACGTCGAAATCAGTCATCTTCATAATCCTTAGTTTTTCGCACGAGGTCAGCAAGTTCATACTGCGCGGTTTGCAGACCTCGGATAGTTCCGCACAGTTCTTTATAGTGCTCATGGGATTTAGCTCCACCAGCACTAATTACGTCAACCAACTGCTTGATATGTTCATCAAGCTTGCTGTCTAAAACTTCAAGCAGACTGGCCATCATTCATCCTTTTTGGTCGGTTTGTTGTTTGCTCTCTCAGCCGCCATTGCAGCGTGGCGCATTTTCTGCATGTGCGCCATATCTTTCTGCTGCAAACTTGTCAGGTGTACCTGTCCGCCATGAGCCAACTTCTGAGCGTGTACTTGTCCACCCTGCGCCATAGCTTGCTGTTGTTGAGCCATCGCCGCCTGTTGCTGCTGCTGCATAGCCTGCATCTCTTGTGCGTGGCGGTCCATCTGCATCTGCATCTCCATGCGGTGCTGCTCAGCTAACATCACTGGGTCAGGATTCTGACTGCCTTGGGCTTGCGCCTTAAGCTCGACCTCAGCCTGCTTGAGAAGTAAGTCACCCTCAACCTTCTTAGCCTTAGTGTCAGCTTCCTGTTTCTTAATCTGCAGTTCCGCCTGCTGCATCTGCATAACGGGGTCTTGCTGCATCTGCTGAGCTTGCTGATTTGCTGCCTGACCTTTATTTGCAGCCAGCAACTGCTGGGCACCTTGCGCAACCAAACGAGACAACATAACCTCTGCGTCTTCTGGCATTTCTTCGTCGGGTGGTGGCAGTGGCACGCCAAGCTGCTCTTCAACTTTCTTGCGGTATGCAAACGCTAAGTGCTCTGAGACGTGCGCTTGAATCTCGGCCATCATCTTCTGAGCTTGTGGGTTCTGCCCAATCTGCGCCATCAAGAGCGGGTCTTGCATCATGCTGGTGTGTACAGCAATGTGTGCATCGTGGTCTTGGTAGATAAACGCTTTAGTGGGTTTGCCATTCAAGAAGGCCATGTTCTCACTGACAGGATCGCGTGGTGTCATGTCGTCATCAGTCGGCACGAGCTTGTCTGCGTTCTTAACACCAAGCACCTCAATCATCTGACGGTGCAATATAGGCAAGTTGTAAATCTGCGGAGCCTGCTGTGACAACTGCATCACCGCTTGGTACTGCATGATGCGCTGCGCCATCGTCGCGCTGTTGGGATCGCTTACTGGGATTACGTCCACCATGTCGTAATCTTCTTGCTTGGCTTTGCGGTCGCCGCTAGACGGATCAAAGCTGTACTGATCTGGTGTGTAGTCGCGGATGATGTCACGCAGGAGTTGGAACTCTTGCTTCATGCTGTAGTGCACACGCGCCTGCACCGCACTCATTGTTTTCAACTGACGCTCGAGCAGGGCGAGGGTTGTACCTACCGGAGCATTCGCACCCATGTCGCTGATGGTCATGTCAGCAATAGAGCCAAGGCGTTTGCCCTCGTCGGTAATCTGGTTCAACAGGGAGAGCAAGACTTGCGACGGCTCTTTGTATGGCAGCGTCATGATGTTGTCGCGCACCGATCCGCTCGGCACATCTACATCACGGAACTCACCGGGATTAATTGGAGTGTCATCTCCTTTGATACGTAAACCACGAGCTTTCAAGCCACCGGGTAGATTGCTGAGTGTGCCCGCATCCACGAGTTGACGGATGATGGAAGTGCCTGCGCGTGCATAGCCGCCGATCAAGTGGATCAAACCCAAGCCATAAGCACCAAACCCGGGTATGTATGTGTACTGTACGAAGTGATCGCGTTTTAACTTGCGCTTGTCTTCCGGGTCCCAGTTGCGGCGAATGGCCAACACTTTGTTAGTGCCGCGATCAATTGTCACCACATACGGCAGTGCAATCTCATCTTCATCCTCATAACCCGGCATGTCGTAGTCAACGTGGATCTCAAGAATCTGATAGCGGTCATCGTCCGTCAGGCTAAAGCCTTGGTCTTCTGCTTTCTTCTTCTCAATGTCCGTGTGGATAATCTGCGGCTCACCCAACTCAACGTCACGATAAAAGCCCGCTACCTGCAGACGTTTCATGTCGTTCTTGGTCTTACGCATGACGTGTGCCACGCGGTCAGATGTCTTCAAACTAGACGCACCGTACGGAATAATAATGTCTTCAGCGGGAATAAATATCGCCACTTGACGCGCCAGACCGGGGTCGTAATAAACTTTCTTGAACGCGCTGCCAGCCAAACCAAGGGAGTACAGCATCTTCTCGTGCTCAGGGCGGTATTCAGACATTACCTCCGTGAGTTGATAGTTCATGTCATCACGAACCCTTTCCGCCGCCTCTTCTTTAAGTTTATCAATTGCGCCGATAATCTCGGTTTTGACTGGACCCTGAGCAGGGAACGTTTCAATGATAGTTTCAGACTGGAAGCGAACAGCGGCCTCAGTGAGTACAGTCGAGAAAACTCCGCAAGCGCCGAGCCAAGGCTCTGTCCTTTCTTCATACTTCATCCCCAAAACGTCTAGACCTTTGACATACATCTCAACCCAGTCCTTGCGACCGGAAATGTCTGCATCCACCATCTCAACCAAGTCGCTGGCAACTTTCTGCAACTCGCCCTCGTCCATCTCTTCAGCAAGGTTAGCGTCAAAGTCATCCTCGCCCATGTCACCTTTGGCAATCTCCATCAAGTCAATCTCAACGCCGTCCATGCCGACGATCACACCATCTGGGTTCTCGATCTGAATCTCAATGCCGGGGCCTTCCTCCATCTCGGGGGCCAGTGCATCCAACCCAAGCGGCGCTGGGTTCATTGAGGGGAACATATTAGTAGCCATTTAAAGTCCTTAGTAATACGCTTGGCGACGGCCCGCGTAATAGGGGTCATTATCCTCGTGGTCACTGCTCAAGCGCAATAGCCCACCCTTGCGAATTCTCATCAACGCCAGTGTCATCGTGTCCACCTCGTCGTCGTGCTCGCCTGCGGGAAACGCCAAAATCTCCTCCACAGTGGCCGCAGCCCACGCATTCTCGGGAAACCAAACGTGCCCTGACGCAAACATATCTGCTACAGCGTTAAGCCTAGCAATTTTATCCTGCCCCTTGCCGGGGCTGAAGTCCTGCACAAATATACCTGACCTGCGCATCTCGTCAATCAGCGGCTGACCACTGGCCTTAGCCTCAACAATCACACTGTCAGGATCCCAGTCTTTGTACTGCTCGTGCGCCATCTGTTTTAGCTCAGGAAACTCGTACTTCCCCTTCACTTTGTTCAAGAGGATCACATTCTGCGTCCCATCGTCCTCGTTCTCCCACACACCCCACGTATGGCACACGGAAAAGTCAGACCGTTGCTTGGTAGTAAGCGCCGTATCGAACGCCTGCACAATAAAATCAATTTTAGGCGGGTCATCCTTGGTCCACCACTTGATCCAGTCCCGTTTTATGATCGCAGCCTCGGCTGCTGTTGGGTTTTGCTGGTATTGAGCGTACCACTGCCACATGATGTGGTGCATTGACGCCCGAGTTTGCTGCAAAGACTCAAGTGACCACTGTTCTGGCCAGATTGACTTCTCGTTGTCTGTGCCTTCGTTCAAAATGGCAGGGAATTCAAAGGTTTCGTACGTATCCCCGCCCTCATTCATGGCCGAGTCTTTGATAAGCCTGCCAATCAGGTCCCGCTGGTGCCACCTTGTGTGTAAAACACAGATTTTCCCCTCTGGCATGAGACGAGTACGCAGACCAGCACTGAACCACTCGTATGCAGAGTCAAGAGATGTCGTATTTCCAGCCTTAATGTCCTGCTCAGACAGCGGATCGTCGGCAATAATCAAGTGAGCGCCCCGTCCGGCCAGCGCACCACCCACACCAATCGCAAAATACTCGCCGCCCTTGGTCGTATTCCACTGCGCAGCCGCCTTTGCGTCCGCTGCAATGTTAGTTTGGGGGAAAATTTCCTTGTATTCGGGCGTATTAATGAGATTTCGCACCTTACGGGCCATCACAACCGCCAAATCTGCAGTGTGTGAGGCAACAATTACCTTGTGGTCGGGGTGTTTTCCCAAGTACCAAGCCGGATAATAGATAGAAATCATCTGAGATTTGCCCATACGAGGTGCCATAGACACCGCAATCCGGTTCTTCTCGTTCGTTTCTACCTCCATCAGCAGGGTTCCAAGCCGTTTTAAGTGCGTACCAAACTTATAGTTAGGATCTATAGCAGCAATAAACGACAGAAAGTCGTTCTGGGCCAAGGTCTGGCGCTTCCTACCATCCAGTTCTGCAAACATAGCAAGTAACTCAGCCGCCTCATCTGCAGGCAGCTTCTTAGAAATCCGGTCAATGATCTCTGGCGTTAGGGTTTGTTGCATCAGATGGCTTCGACGTCGCTGATATCTATCTGCACTTGGGATTTGTTTGGTTTGGTACTGTTGTCCACAACCTCGGCTTCTAGCACTTTGGTCAGGCGTTCACGCAGCATCTGTTCTAGCTCTTCCGTAGGCCGGTGGCGCATCGTGATTTCTGTCTTGTCCGTGAACAATCCAACGTCGCTGATCTTGCCCAGCAGTTCCAGTGACTTCATCCTGATACGTGGATCAGGGTTTGCCGTTTCAGATAGCAGCTTATTAGTTACGTAGGTCCTGAGTTGCTGGGCGGACTTGATGACCACCTGATCGTATTCAGATAGCAGGGACTGCAGATACACCACCATGCCGGGGGAGGACAAGTCCTCGTCAGATGCCAACTCGTTCCCAATGAACACCTCGCGGGCTTTGTGTTTGTCCGTTTCGGATATTTCGTTTGGGGGTGGCAGATTGTTAGTATCTACTAACGCAGACATGGCGGCAGCCACGCGGGTCTCCAGCGACTCAAATGTCGGGGAGTAGTTCGCAAGCGGAACGTCGTAGTCAATTACAGGTGTGTACATAGGCGGAATAGCAGCCGTTGTTTTTGCGGATTATATATGTAATTTTTTTCTTGTGTGTTTTATTTTTGATGGGGG